GATAAAAGTTTTATGGAGTTTCAAAAGAAAATGGACGAGCGAGATAAAGAAAATAAAAAATAAGATATTTATTATTGTATGAATTTTTTTATAAAACATAAAAAACGTAAACACATAGCATATGTTGAAAAACGTGTTGTACAATTACGTAAACAAATTGCAGATCAAGCAGTGCAGTTTGGATATATTGATCAAATGGCTCGAACTCAGTTCTTAAAATATAATGAGTATTTAAAAAAATTAATCAGTTAAAATTATGAAAACAAATAATATACTAATGATATTAATTATACTTTCGTTTACTGGCGCTGTGTGGTTAATAAATGAAAATCATACTTTAAAACATAGGGAAATTGATATGTTGGATAGGTGGTTTCATATGGAGGAAGACCTGAGTGATATGCAAGTGGAGATATTCGATATGAAAACTCAGATGAATAGAATTGAATCATTAATTGATGAGATGGCAATTGATTATTCTGATACTAATTCTGCTAATACTGTAAATTATAATTAATATGAAAGGAAGATTTATATCATTAATAATAATATTGTCTATGCTTATTATGACTTGGCAATTTGGGAAAAGTAGAGCGTTAAATCAATTATTAAATGAGTGTAAGGATAAGGATGCTACTCATATTGATTTGATATTTGATTTGGAGCAGGAAAATGCTAAATTAAATGATTATATTATTAGTATTGAGGAGGAAAACGCTATATTAAGCTCATGTTGTGCTAATGGTGGTTTACAACCTGATACTGTTATTTTAAATTAAAAGTTATGGAATGGTTTTATGTTTTTTCTAGAGACCAAAGTAATGATCAGATTGATCTACAGAGATTTAAAACACTAGATGAGGCTAATACCTATAAGACTACTATGTCTATAAAGTATTGGGATTCAGTTGTGATAAAACAGTCGGATATGGAGTTGTTTAATTTCTTTGGTGACGGAAGTAAAAATAATAGTTCATATTATGAAATAGGTAAGTTATGAGTAAGAAAACTAAAAAAGCTCTTGATAACAGTAATGTGGGGGGTAATACGGATATCCCAGTAGTGACTTATACGATAACTACTCCTATGACGCATATGAGCTTTATACATAATACTAAAATGGGTGTGATACAAGATGTTACTATCTTAAATCGATATGGGGTGAAGCATAATGTGGAGGAGCAATATGGTGGTTCTACTAATGTTGGATAACCTGGAATATATTTTGTGGATAAAGCGTGGTTATATTTTTGAATAACATTCCGTGTTTTTTGTTTGAACGTGTTTATATCGCGTTGTAGATAGTTGATTAACGTGGTATTTGATGGGGTGGATGAGTAAATTATATAACATCTATAGAGCAAGCATTAAATATGACAAACCAACATAAGTAGACAATAGTATATGAACAACGTGTATGGGTGGATATGGGTTAAGATGCACCTGGTGTTAACCTTTCCATGCCGCAAGCCACATTTTTTCAACTTACCTTAAAAATATATATGAACAACATAATTGTTCACGACTATTCACGACTGTCTATGCGGGGAGGCGTGGAGGGGCGAGGGAGGGTTCGTATATTTACGGTGTAAATAAGAAATAAAGGTTATGAATAAAGTAGATATTAAAAAAGCAGTAGGTGTAATTCAAAATGAATTAATCAAACATGGTTTAATGACACCATCTAACGGCATTGATTTCCCAGTTTCCATTATGGTGGAGCAAATGGAGAACGAAACGGGGAAAATGGTTCCCCACATCGTAGCTAAGTGGAAAGAAACCACTATCGTGCCTGATGGATATGATAAAATGCCTACCAGTAAAACAGGGGAGTTAAATAAATGGTTCAACGCTGAATTATTTGTTAGTGGTATTACCCAACGAGCAGAATGGATTAAAGCCGATCATAGCGATTGTGTTGACTATTTAGAGGATAATCCGTTTGCTCACCCAGCTTTATTTAAAGCAGCGTAATATAATGACTGGCCCGGTGTGTAGGGTAACAACGTGGGTATTCGTTATGTCTAGCCCTATACTTACATCGCGTGCATAAATAAGGTCCAACGTACCCTCTACTATGGTAGGGGGTTTGTTGTCCGTACTTAATAATATAAGTAAACTGGCGTTATCGGTGTTCATAATATATTCACAACTATATTACCCTTTACATTTATAGTATTTACCTTATTATGCTATAGAATGTTATACCATAGTATTTAATGCTGCGGGCGGCGTACGTACGCACATAATATTGTATATAGCCCATACGCGCAAGTATCTATATACGTGTGGATATCGGGTAAAAAAAGGTAGATGTATGTTTAACAGAAGTATACCTCTTTACCATCGATGTTGTATATACCTATATCTATAAAAAAATAAGGGATTAAAACCCGTTTATAATAAAAGTATCAAAATCCAAAAAATCCAAAACTCTCTCTTTTAACAAAATCTCATCGTCGACAAGGGGATATACACTAGGATTATCTAGGTATATATTTTTATATGGGGAATTATATTTAGGTTTATATTCACCAACCAACTCCAGTTCTATTGCTAAACGTTTATGTAAGTTTTCTTCCACACATAACTGAACACACTCATATCTATGTTTATCTTTGCTCTTCACCCCAATCCCGTTTTTGGTATTGGGAGAGGTATGGAAGTGGACCCATATTCTATTATAAACACGGGAGGATTCACCTATATAGACTAAGATATTATCTTCAAATATCATATAAACACCAGGAAAAGATTCGCTACTCCTCTTTTTCCACAATGCTCTATTCCTTTTAGCGCTATATTTGTTAAGACAGGATTTACAAGTTAAATCATAATTTTTAAGACGTGCTTTTGTTGTATTTTCTCCTATTATAAGAGGACTTTTACATTTACCACATATTTTTGCCATACCCATAATATACAAAAAAGGTTAAAGGTAGCCAAATTATCTAGAACCTAGCCTCATCCATCCATATATTCCAGAACAAAATACATAATAATCCACCACACAAGAAACATAGCGATTAAAAATATAGGGGAGGATAACATGACATAACATAAATATCTCCCTCAGTATGTCAATGAACTTACTTACTATATAAATGCTGGAATATATTATAATACTCGCTTCTTATATATTCGGTATTATTGTTTATCCCCCATTCAAGGTTATGATTAATATAATAAAAGAGTTCATACCCCCCAAATTTTTCTTAATAAAAGGTTTATTGTTATGGAAAGTATATACGTATGTTAAGTGTATAATATGAAGAAAGAGCTCATGAGAAATACTTGGCTCCCCCATCCAATTTTCGTATATTTATGTAAAAGATATGATGTTTATACTATACTATTTACTAATTGGAATCATTATAATGTTTCTACTAGACATGCATTTACTAATGTATACAAAAAAAATTGAATTTGAACTACAAGAAAAAATAGAATACGACACATTCACAAGAATATTCATAATAATAGTATGGCCTGCTGCCATTATTATAATACTTAAAAATCTTCCTTGGGGTAGATAATATTTATCACCATGGCAACACTATCATTTAACAACACTGGACAAGGAGGATATGTAGTTTTAGAAACACAACCTGAAAATCAACCCTACCCTGCTAACTTCCTTGAAAAATATTTTTTAGGAACTACTTTTGGAACCCTAACAAACATACAAAGAGAAGCTATAGTAGTAAGAGACTACCAAATGGCAATATCAATCCCAGAAGGTTCTTCATCAATAGTATTCACACCAGGAGCAAACATTCCAGGAGGTTTAATAACACTAAGAGGAGCAGGTAAAGTAGAAGTTTCACTAAACGGAGGAGCAGCAAATACTGTAGAATTTGACAATCGCACACAACTAGGACCTATTTCTTAAAGACTCTCATAAAAATGCTTGGAGGAGCCAAATAGGGTTCGTATATTTATGACATAAATTAATAAAATAAAGGTTATGAACAATTCAACAAAAACAATATTACTATTTTTAGCGCTCATATTATCACTAATATTTGCTCCATCATGTAAAAAAATTGATACAATCCAAGGTTCCCCCTGTCCTGATGGAGATTGTAATTCCACATTTCAAATAATATATAAAGGGCAAGCTATAAACCCAAGTTCAAATGGTGAATATAATATAGCATGGGATGGTTTAAATTACTTCCAAATAACAGGTCAATTAGAAAAAATGGAAGGGGATTATGTTGAGATTAATGATGTACCACAAATAGACTGCATGTATGACTCAGATTATTGGGTAGTATTTGATTCATTAAGTTTTACCATACCACAATATTCATATTTAGGTTGGTTCAATGATAATACTTTATCAACTCCAATTCCAATAGGTAATTATACTTACACAATGAATGATTTAATTGCTTCTCATCCACCATACAATATAGCTGGATATCAAATACCTATGCATTTTTGTACAACTTGTCCTTATGCTCCAACTATAATAGGTTCACATTCAAGATATAATTATAACCCAACCCAAAATTTTCTACTTGATGATGAAATGGTAGGTGATCAAATAAATGTTTTTATTAAAGTTCATTATAATAATTCTCATTTTGGGGATGAGCAAATCGAAACATTTCAATTCACAATAAACGTTATATAACATGAGTGAAAAAACAGGTGATATAGAAAAAATGGAATACCTCTTTAATGAGGCTAAACATTTAGAAATATACATGCCAGGATTATCCAGATGGCACAGAGTTACCCCAACTGATTTTAGATCATTCGATGGTAAAAGAAGAATACAAGGTGAGGAGTATGAAGGTCCCTTATATGCTTATGGAACCAATCGAAAAGTTACACCAAAAAATAATAATAAAATTGTTTCAAGTAAAGTTTTAACCGAACGTAATGCACGTTCACAAAAAATGCGATAATGTCTAAACCTAATATTAAAAAAATAACTGAAGAAAAAGCATCCAAATATTTTAGTTTAGAAGAAGACCTACTAGATTCACCTATCCGATTTTACACTAAAACAGAAGATGAAGATGGATGGGATAAAATAACATATTACACCTCAAGACGTAAAGACATATATGCTAACAGAGGTGATGCTGATCAATGGGTTTATATATTATCAAATCCTACATTACCCAATATTCTTAAAATAGGGTACACAAAAAACGAACCAGAGGTAAGGGCTAAACAAATTAGTGCTTCCACGGGAGTAGCTTTACCATATAAAGTAGAATGGGCATTTCAATGTTTTAATGGTGAGCAACTAGAAAGAGAAGTCCACGAAGAATTAGCAACCTATCGCGTGAATCAACAACGGGAGTTTTTTGATATACCGTTGGTTGAAGCACAAGAGGCAATTGAAAAACTTGGAAAACATTATAAATAAAACCTAAAAATGAGAGACCTAAAAGAAGAGTTGTTAAAAATTAAAGGAGGAGATTTCCCTAAATGGTACGCAAATCTTACCAAACTTGAAAAAGCAGAATACTTTCAAGCGCTAGAACAATTAGAAAAAGAATATAAAAATTTAAGTTAATTCCCTTTAACTACTAATAAATTGTAGCCTTTTTTAATCTCATTATATTGAGATAGGGAAATTTTACATATTTATAACCAAAATCAAATAACATGACACATACTTGGTCAATAGACACCCTTAAAAGAAATGATGGAAGTGATATTGTTACTTCTTTAGTATGGACTTTATCATCTGTTGATAATTTACATTCTAACAAAATATCAGGAAAAGAACTTCCACTTGATAATATTTCAGAAGGAGATGAAGGTTATATATCTTATAATAGTTTAACTGAGGATATTTGTAAATCTTGGTTATTTGCTAAAGTATCCCAATCTGAGATGGAATCCAAAAATGTAGCAATTATAAATGTTATGGCGAGTGGAAGTGGGATCGTTGCAGGAACTCCTTGGTGATAAACAATTAACTTTTTTTTAAATAATATTTGGATCCCCCAGATAGGGTTCGTATATTTATGACATAAATTAAAAAATAAAGGTCATGAAAAAAGTTATAATATCTCTTTTATTTCCTCTTTCAATATTAAGTCAAACTGTTACTGATATTAATGGAAATATTTACAATACAACAATAATAAATCATCAAGAATGGATGTCTTCAAATCTAAAAACAACTAGATTTCAAAACGGAGATACTATTCAATGGATGACAAACGGTAGTTTAGCAAATTCTACCACTCCAGCTTATGTACATGAATTTAATGATAGTCTATCAATTGCTAATTGGGAATTAAATAATGGTTTATTATATAATTTTTATGTTGCTCATGATTCTAGAAATGTTTGTCCTGTAGGATGGTTGGTGCCTACTGAAAGTGATTTTGATACTTTAAGGAGTTATTTAGAACAAGATCACCCTTTAGAATCAGGTATTGTGTTAAAATCTATAGGTGGATGGTTAAATAATGGAAGTGGTATTGATATATATGGGTTTAATGGATATCCTACAGGTTATAGAGAAGATAGTTTAATTTATAATCTAGGATTTAGTGTTGGGTATTGGTCTAATACTTATGATATTGATCCTTCTTCTAATATATCTAATAATGCTTTTGGAATGTATTTAGATAGTGATTATGATGAAGTTGGAGTAGGTTCTTGGAATCCAAGTAATGGAAATGCTATTAGGTGTATTAAAGATGGGAATTTTGTTGGAATTAATTATATTGATAATATCGAAATAAATGTATACCCAAACCCAACTAGTAATTTTATTAACATAGATACTGAAGATTTAATTTTTGCTAAATTATATAATCTTAATGGGATATTATTAGGTGTATATAATAGTTTACAAATAAATTTACAAGATTTTAAAAAAGGAATTTATATTCTTAAATTAGTAACACCAAATGTAACTAAAGAGGTTAAAATATTTAAAGAATAATTTTTATTTTATTTTTTTAATTTTTAATTACACTAGGCCCCTTAATAGGGGCTTTTTTAATTTGCTATGCCCTATTTTTTTTATTATATTTATTACCGATATGAACATTAATCATATATTTAATCTATTTGGAGGTGATGATAAAAAATACACTGATGAGCCACCCTCTACTATTAATATGGCTGATTTTGAAAAAACACCAACCTATAAAGTTGGAATGTTTAAAAAAATTGTTTTAAATCAGCATGTATTTCAAAAAAAAATGATTAATATGTTTAAGACTCCTGAAGATGATTTTGGGATGGAGGAAATGGAAGAAGTAGGAGAATATATAGCACATCATAGAGCCTGGAGTTATATTAAAGATTGTAAAATAGATGATGAAGTATGGCAAGGCAGTTTAATAATTCAACATGATGATTATCTAGATACATCGTTAAAATTATCAATATCTTTCTTTGAAGAACGAGAAGAGTATGAAAAATGCGCTTTTCTAGTAAAAATTCAAAAATATCTTAAAAATAATTTGGAGTCGAAATCTTAATCTATTACGTTCCCATCACGGGGTTTGAAAAAACGTAGGATAAAAAAAGGTGAAAGGCAATAACGTTAGATAACGTTGGATAAAATAAAGACAATTTGGATCCCCCAGATTACATTCGTATATTACCATATATAAAAATAAAGTTATGAGAAATAAACAAATAGTTCAAAATAGGTTAGGAAAGCTAAATGGTCTAATCAGAAAACAAGACATGAATGTTAACAGAGGTGGTACAAGAGAAGAATATAACTCCACCCATCAAGATATTTTAGGAACACTCCAGGATTTAATGGATATAATAGAAAGAGAAGCATAATGAGTCTATCAGCAGAACAAATCCAAACAAATTGGAATAAATTTTTAGCTTATATTAATACTTACATCTCAGATCCTAGAAGAGAAAAAGTATTAGCATTCTACAAGAAATTCGAAGATGACCTTGTACTAATGCCAGCATCACATAAAACAGCTTACCACAATGCATTTCCAGGTGGTTATATTGATCACGTTAATAGAGTTATAGAAGGTGCTTTAGAAATAAATGAGGTATGGAAAAAATTTGGAACAGAACAAAATTACACCATTGAAGAACTTGTATTTTCAGCTATAAACCATGATTTAGGAAAAATGGGTAATGGTGAAGAAATGGCTTATTTACCATCTAAAGATGATTGGAGAAAAAAGAACCTAGGTGAAATGTATCAATACAACAAAAAATTAGCCTATATGTCAGTCCCAGATAGATCTATTAAATTACTAGTTGACCATGATATTAAGCTTACTGAAAATGAATGGATGACTATTAAATTACATGATGGTTTATATGATCAAGCTAATGAGCCTTATTTAAAAAATTATATGCCAGAGCAAAAACCTCGAACTTCTATGGTATTTATAATTCATCAGGCAGACTTAATGGCAGCAAGAATCGAATTCGAACACGTATGGCTATCAAAATTTAATGAAGAAGTTTTAGATAAACCTAAGGCTAAAAAATTAGATGTAAAAACCAAAGCACTTGGCTCAATGAAAAGTGAAGGTTTAAAAAATATGTTAAATAGTTTATGATTGAAATAGTATTAATATCTATACTTTCAGTATTAGTGGTAATCTTAGGATTTACCACTTTTAATTTAATGCGCAAAAACGAAAAACAAGAAGACATTTTATCAGAATATCTTACCTATTTAGATAGGTTATCTAAAGTAATAGAGATATCTGATAAAAAGCTTAAAGAAATAGATCGAGCTGGTACATTTAAATCTGATGATGAGGTTGGACAATTTTTTGATTCCATCCAGAAAATTCAAGATATCCTGAATGATTTCAAATTAAAAAGACTAAAATGATTACCGTGGCTAAAAAAAGAAGACCCAAGAGTAAAAACTATTTTACTAAAGACACAGAACAAGCAATTGTTAGATATAATTCATTAGATTCTATTTTAGATTTTAAATTGAGAAGTACAATTTATAGAGATGAAATCCATTATGCTTTTTTTAAATTAACAGAAAACATAATTCATACTTTTAAATTTTACTACACAGAAGTAGATCAAATAGAACATCTACAACATGAAGTAATAACATTTTTACTTTCTAAAATTCACTTGTTTAATCCAGATAATGGAGCAAAAGCATACTCATATTTTGGTACTATAACTAAAAATTGGCTAATAATATATAACAATAAAAATTATAAAAAACGAGTTCAAAAGGCACCTGTAGATGAACTATATAAGGATGATAACTATTCCTATAATATGGGTGAAGAAAAAGAAAAAGACCAATTATCCATTTTTATAGACAGTTATATTAAATATGTTGAAGATAGGTTTGATACATTTTTTCCTAAAGGTAATGATGCTCAAGTAGCAGATGCTATATTAGAATTATTTCGTAAAAGAGAAAATTTAGAAATATTTAATAAAAAAGCTTTATACATTTACATTAGAGAAATAATGGCTACACATGGCTTAGAAGTTAAAACACCCAAAATTACCAAAATAGCTAATAAATTATATGGATTATTTAAAAATAATTACATTTATTATTTAGAAACAGGTTATATAGACTTCGAAAGATCTTAATTAATCATATTTATACATGAATAAAACGTATAATTATGAGTCATTTAGATAAAAACATATTTGGTAAAAAATCATACTCGGATTTACTTAAAGAAATTTATGATAACCAAAAGAAAAAAGAAACACAAATTAGTGCATTAATCAACGAATTAAAACCACTAATCAGTGATATAGGTGATGCTACAATGATTGTGCCACTCATAAAAGAGTACATGGAATTAGGCATTAAAAATGATGAAGCTCTTATAAAAGTTGCTACCATTTTTCAACGTATATTTGCAAACGAAGGTAATGAAGATAATGGATTTGGTATAAGTGAAGCTGAAAAAGAACAACTTCTTAAAGAAATACAAAATTTACAATTACCACCTAAAAAAGAAGAATAAATGACATTATTTGGAGGAAAAGCTGCAAGGGGAAATAATGGTCAAGTTCAATCCTCTGATATAGCTAATATAGTAGCTGAACTATTTGAGTCAAATTTTAAAACTAAAATTCAAATAGGTAAAGTAACTGATATTATTCTTAATAAAGATCATCCAAAATATGTTAGTAAAGGGTATTGGGGTAGTATAGGTACTATTTTTTACTCTACATTTCCTGAAGAAAACACTAATTCTGATGAGAACTTTGCTAAGCCTTATTTATCTAATATTTCTTCTTTTCCCCTAATTAATGAATATGTTTTACTTTTTAACCTTCCTGATATTTTTTCAGTAAATAATAAGGGTAAAAATTTATTCTATTACCTTCCAGCAGTTAATTTATTTAATAACCCCCACATAAATCCCCAACCAACTAAATCTTATGGCATAGCAACAGAAGGAGAAAATTTTGGAGGAGAAATATCCCCAAACTCAGGTCCAAATTATGAATTTAATAGTCAAGTTAATCCATCTCAAAAAACTTTTATTGAATTAGATGAAAGATCAACTCCTTTATTACCTTTTGCGGGTGATATAATTTATCAAGGTAGATTTGGTAATGCTATAAGATTAGGAAGTACTGCTAGACCTTTAATAGGTAAAATCCCCCCAGAAAATAATTGGTCTAAAATAGGAGACCCAGGTTCCCCCATTACTATTATATCAAATGGTCAAAATGAAAATGGTTTTGAATGGGTAACCGAAAATATTAATAAAAATGATTCTTCTATTTATTTAACTTCAACACAAAACGTTCCTCTTAAAGCTTCAATTAGAAGATATAATTCATATTCAGATCCGGATCAAACCCCAACATCTCCTTTAAGTTATTCAGGAAAACAAGTAATAATTAATTCAGGTAGATTAGTATTTAATTCTACAGACAATCATATTCTTTTAAGTTCTAAAAAAACTATTAGTTTTGGAGCTCAAAAAGGATTTAATTTTGACACCCCTTCTAATTTTGTTATAGATGCTGGTACTAAAATTAAATTAGGTGGTAAGACTGCAAGTCAACCTTTAATTAAAGGTCATGAGTTATATGATGTTTTATTTAACTTAATAACTGCACTTTCACAAACAATAAGCGTTATGTCTTTAGACACAGTATGGCCAGGTGGAGAAGCTGTTGCTGATTTAGGTAAAGGACAAGTTGCAGATTCTACACAGGAAGTTTTAAAATTACTATTAAAAGGACTAGAAGATATTAAATCCACTAAAGTATTTACTTTATAATGACAACTCCTATTACAGATATAGAAATAAGAGAACTTCTTACTCCTGGTGATGTTTTAGATGCTCAAGATGCAGGAATTATTCCTGATGGTAGTTATATTTTAAGAAATGAAGAAGTTATTTTACAAAATAGAGAAATATATGAATGGTTAAAATCAAAAAATGATCCTAGATTTACTAATACAACATTTTCAAACGAACCAACTCCAGAAGAATCAGAAGAGGTATTGGAAGATGAACCACAAGAAGAATTAGCTGAAAACCCAAATATTGCTGAAGATAATCTATGTGAAGATATGGAGGAATACACAGTTATAAAAGATGATACTTTATATAAAATAGCAAGATTATTTCCTAAAGATGGTGTTAGTTTAGGTAAAAGAGTTGACCAAATATACAAAGCAAATCCTTTTTTAAAAGGTAGAAGAATTGAATCTAATGATAGAACTTATTTTAACGGTAAAAATTATTTACAAAATAAAAATTTATTATTTCCTGGAGATATATTAAATATTCCATGTTATGGTACACCTCTTAAAAATTTTGATTTAAGAGGAATGGTTATAGATAAAGAAACCAATGAACCTATTAAGGGAGCAAATGTAAAAACAAATATTAAAAAACCTGGTAAATCTGAATCTACAACTACAGATGAAGATGGAAAATTTAAATTAATAGGGACATATGTTCCTGTTGTTGCTCTCCAAAGACCTTTAATAAAAAAAGGAGCTACAGGTGAAGCTGTTAAAGATTTACAAACTTTATTAGCAATAAAGGTTGATGGGATATATGGACCTGATACAACGGCAGCAGTTAAAACATTTCAAGAAGGAAATGGGCTTAAAGTTGATGGTATTGTAGGTCAAAAAACATGGACAGTTTTAGATAATCAAGGAAATCAAAATAAAAAAACTTACATATTTGATATAATAGCTTCAAAAGTTTTTTATTCCACAGAACAAGTTTCTCCCTTTAATTTAGATCAAAGTCTTAAAGATGTTGAAATATTAATTCCATTAGAAAATCAAAAAGTTTCAATTAAACAAGCTATAATAGAAGAAATAATTATTCCTCCTCCCGTAATAAAAGGAATTGAAATAGCTCAAAAATTGAAAGACCCAGAAACTTTTGCTATAAAGGATATAAGTAAAAAAATTATGGATAGGGTTCGTGAATCTTTAATTCCACAAGTTTTACAATTAATAGTGCAATTTGGAATAGGAAAAGCTCAAGAAGCTTTAGGAAAAAAAATGGACGAATTAAATACAACATGTCCTGCTAATCTAGACGATTTAAATAAAATTATAAAAATAAAAAATGATTTAACAAGAATCTTACAAAATATATTTAATACTTTAGAAACTATAAAAATAGGTGTAGATTTTGCGGATAAAGCTATTACTATAGCGGATGTAGCCTTAGGAGTTCTTAAATCTCTTGTATCATCTTTTCCTATTGCTGGATTAGGAGCACCAGATCCATCTAAAAAATTATTAGAACCTGATGGAGTTTTAGATAAAATATCTAAATTTTTGAAAAAAGCAAAAGTAGTAACATCAGGACTACTTTTAGTTTTATCTTTATTAACAACAACAATAGCTAGGCTTTTACAATTTTTAAGTCTATTAGATGCATTAATTCAAAAATGTCATATAGAAGGAGCTTTACCTAATGAAGAAATTCCAACAATATTATTCCCTGAAGAAACCAGAGATCCTGTTATATCAGTAGTAAATGGTTTTACTTTAGATACTGAACCTGAAGAAACTCAATCTACTATTAAAAGAAGAAGAGCAATAGCAAAAGCACCTAATGGGGTTGTAATGTTAAAAGGAGAATGGTCATTTTCTTCTAATGATCAAATACTAATGGATGAATTATCGTTTTATATTAAACAAAACAATTTAAAAGCAGATTAATTTAATATTTATAACAAACACAACAATGAAAACTGAAGCACTTAAAAGAATAATTAAAGAAGCCGTTAGAGAGGCTATACAAGAAGAGCTAAAGGAAGTTTTACTAGAAGCAGTTAAAGCACCCAAAGCTATAGTTACACAACCCATACAAGAAAGTATTACATCAACTACACCCTCACCTGTTACACAGACACCTAAAAAATCATTAGCAGAACAAAGACAAGCATATATGGATATCATAGGTGAAACTGGATTAAATTTAAATAGTTCACATGCCCAAGGATTTGGTAATAAACCATTTAACCCCCAAGGAGCAGGAAATACAACATCACCTAATGGACAATTACCAGATGGAGAAGTTAATATGGATCAAATAATGGGATTAATGACTAAATAATGGCATTTGGACAACAACAAATATTTCCGATAGACTTTAATAAAAGTGCAGCTGTAGGAGTAAATTTACCTTTTTCAGGACCTATGGGTGTGTCTAATTCTGCAATTAGTGGATCTAATTTATTATTTAATCCTTCTAATAAAATTAATACACCATTTTCATCAAATTATACAACAGCAGCAGCAATTAAAAATAATTTAATTAATTATTTTTTAACTAACCCAGGTGAACGTCCTTTAAACCCCCAATTTGGTGCAGGGCTAAGATCATTTATTTTTGAACAATTAACAGATGATAATTTAGATTTTTTAGAATCAAGAATACAACAAAACCTTGAAACTTTTTTTTCTAATATAAATATTTTAAATTTAGAAATAAATAAGACTAATGATTCACAAACTATTAATGTAGTACTAAAATATTCAGTTAATCAAACAAATATTACAGATACTTTAAATATGAACTTTACATAATGGCACAACCTAATAGAGATATAAAATATTTAAACAGGGAATTTAGTGATATTAGAGCTAAATTAATAGAATATTCTAAAACTTATTTTCCTAATACCTATAATGATTTTTCTCCTACATCACCTGGTATGATGTTTATAGAACAATCTGCTTATGTAGGTGATGTAATGTCATTTTATTTAGACAACCAATTACAAGAAACATTTACTCAATTTGCTAGACAAACAAATAATTTATATGAATTAGCTTATATGTTTGGATATAAACCTAAAGCAACAGGAGCAGCCCAAGCTACTTTAGAATTATACCAACAAGTCCCAGGCAAAACCGTAGGATCTAATGTTGTTCCTGATTTTGATTATGCTTTAACAATAGGAGAAAATACTACAATTAATTCAAATTTAAATCCTGAAGCAACTTTTATAATAGAAGATAAATGTGATTTTTCAATTTCAAGTTCTTTAGATCCAACTGAAGTATCAATATATCAAATAGCAGGAAATATTCCTCAATATTTTCTCTTAAAGAAAAAAAGAAATGCTATCTCGGGTACAATAAATCAAAAATCTTTTAGTTTTGGTGATTTTGAACAATTTCCTACAATTAATATTAATACTAACAACATAATAGGAATATTAGATTGTGTTGATAGTGATGGTAATGTTTGGTATGAAGTAGATTATTTAGGTCAAGAAATGGTTTATGATAGTATTAAAAACACTAATGTAAATGATCCTAATTATTTTAATAATAAAAATAATACACCTTTTTTACTCCAATTAAAAAAAGTACAAAGAAGATTTGCTACAAGATTTACTTCAGAAACTAATTTACAAATTCAATTTGGAGCAGGTAACCCTAATGATACTGATGAAAAAATAATTCCAAATCCAAATAATATAGGTATAGGTTTACCATTCGAAAAAAACAAACTTACAACTGCATATTCTCCAACAAACTTTTTATTTACTAATACTTATGGAATCGCTCCTACAAATACTACTTTAACCATAAGATATTTAACAGGAGGTGGTGTTGAATCTAATGTTCCTTCTAATGACTTGCAAGGAATTAATACTACAAATACTAAATTTAATTTGCCTAATTTAGCAGATGATACTATAGCTAATTATGTATTTGGAACTGTTGCTGGTAATAACCCTTCAGCGGCTGATGGTGGTCAAGCTGGAGATACAGATGAAGAAATTAGACAAAATACTTTAATGCAAATAGCAGCACAACAAAGATCGGTTACATTAGATGATTATATGGTTAGAGCTATGAGTATGCCTCCTAGATTTGGAACTATAGCTAAAGCATATATAGAAAAACCTACATTAGATACCCAAGTATCTACAGTTGAAACTTTATGTATGTATATTTTATCACAAAATACAAATGGAGAGTTTACTAATGCTTCAGATGCATTAAAAAAGAATTTAAGAACATATCTTTCTCAAAATAGAATGATAGGAGATAGTATTGAAATAAAAGATGCCTATGTTATTAATATAGGTATTGATTTTGAAATAATAGTATTACCTAATTTTATAAATAGTCAAGTAATATTAGCTTGTATTAATTCATTACAAGAATATTTCAATAGAGATAAATGGCAAATAAATCAACCTATAATTATAAGAGATTTATTTGTAAGATTAGATAGGATAGAAGGAGTTCAAACAGTAAAAGATATTAAATTTACTAATAAAGTAGGAGCTTCATTAGGATATTCTCAATATGGATATGATTTATCATCAGCCACATTAAATAAAGTAATATATCCTAGTTTAGATCCTTCTATATTTGAAGTAAAAAATTTAAATGATGATATAAAAGGTAGAGTAGTACCTTTATAAAAATTAAATATGAGTTTAAAAGATAAATTATCAACCCAAGGTTCAAATTATAATCCTGTTGTTAGAACTAATGCTTACAATATTCCTGGAGGGCAATATGTTAATATTAAAGCAACCAATTTAAATGATAGTGAATATTCAATTGGTGGACCTATCAAAAATTTAAAAGGAAATATTGTAAATAATACTTTAAACCAATGGGATGAAAATTTACCTTATTTATCACAATTTAATCAACCATTTAATTTAGATTCTTATTACTCAGAATATGCCCCACCTGAATCACCTTCAAAATTTGAAAATACTAAAAATAAAATAAATAATTATTTAAATAATGTCAAAGATGGAGCATCAAATGCACTTAGTGATATAGGTGATTTTTTTTCACAACAACCTTAAAATTTAAGACTAATGGCAGTATATAAATTATTCCCTATAAAAGATGCAAGTATCTATTCATTTTATCCTTTTATGAATTCAGGGATAGATGCTGTTAACCAAATATCAAACTTAAATATCTCAGTAGATACTAGCCCCCAAGTAGCTAGAACCCTAACAGAATTTTCACAAGAAGAAATTGAAGACACTATTAACAATTTAATATCGGGTTCCCAATGGACTGCTAATTTTAGACAATTTATAGCAACAGCTCAAGGTATAGTTGAATCTATATTTGTAGAAGTTTATCCTGCGGGTTCATATTGGTGGAATGGTTCAGGAATGTATTTAGATGTTCCTATGACTACAGATGGTTGTTCTTGGGCTTCTCCCGCTTTTGAAGGTTCTGGTTTAGGATGGCCTATGAGTGGAAGTGATGCTGCTGGAAATCCAGTAACGGGGTCTTATAACCCAAATTTTTCACCTATTGGAGGAGGGACCTGGTTTCCAAATTATAAAGCATCTCAATCATTTGATACAAGAAGTGAAAAAGATTTAAATATAGAAGTTAAAGATATAGTAGATAAATGGTATAGTAGTTCGATAGTATATCCTTCAACAGCATCCTTACCAAATTATGGTTTTTTAACTAAATTTGAAGATGTTGTTGAATTTAATAGCAATCCTCAGGTTCAACCTGTAATGCAATTTTATAGTGTTGACACTAATACTATATACCCACCACAATTAGAATTTAAATGGGTAGATTACCAAACAGTACTAACGGGTTCTGCAACTGGAAGTATATTACAAACTACAAATATAGTATCTTCATTAGCTGAAAATCCAGGTAAATTTACACCTCAAGGAGTAAATAGATTTAGATTTAATGTAGCACCTAAATATCCACCTAGAGTTTGGACTACATCATCTTTATACACATCTGTAAATTATTTACCAACAGAATCATATTATGGTGTAAAAGATTTGGATACCAACGAATTTGTTATAGATTTCGACGAAACATATACTAAATTAAGTTCTGATAGTCAAGGCAATTATTTTAATTTATATATGAATGGATTAGAACCAGAAAGATACTACAAAATATTAGTAAAAACTAAATTAAAAGGTTCAACAATGGTATTGGATGATAATTATTATTTTAAAGTAGTTAATACATTATAATGTCTAATAATATAAAATTAAATAAAGACGTATTTAACAAAAATTCTTATACTAAAGTAATTGATACTAAGTTTAAAGAATTAGGAGTAAAAACTGTAGAAGAACAAATACAAGAACAACCTTCAGTTCAAGAATTTTTTAATATGTATAATGAATTATTTTTTCAAATAAATGAATTAGGTCCTACAAATTCCCATGAATTTTTAGTAAAAACTAGCGGAGAATATATTAATTTTTCTGCAGAAAATGATATTATACTATTATTACAAGCCGAAATAGCTACATTAAGAGAACAATTATTAGAAGCCCAAAAACAATCTGCAGATTTTGTATCATCGATTCCAGAACTTCCAGACATACCTGAACCTGAAATACCTGAATCTGAACCTATTGAAATACCCAACCCAGTAGTTGAAACTATAACACAACCACAACCAGCAGCCCCACCAAAAACAATATCTAATAAACAAAGAGTAATAGATGATTTTAAAAAATATCCAAAATCTACTAAAAATAAAAGAGCAGCAAGACTTAATTTAAGTAAAAGTTTCATTAAAAAGATAAAAAAAGAAAATAATTTATAATGGCTACTCCAATACCATCGGACAAATATCAGTTTCAATTTTATAAACAATCAGATTCAGGATTAATTCCACAAGTTGATTTAGATACTTCTTTAACAGGTTCTAGCTTTATAGAATTTAGTATTTACAATTTAAATAATGAGTTATTATATTTTACTAATAATTATAAAAGATATACAGTTTTAGATGATAGCCCTTCATCTGGAGAAGGAATATCTCAATTTGACATTGATCCTGATATAGATGTTCAATTTCAAGGTTATGATAATGGAGAATATGTAGCGTATTATAATTTTTTAACAAATAGAATAGGTTCTCAATTTCAGCAGCTTTTTATATCTGAAATTTCATCTGATAGAACTGAACTTAGATTAGATAGTACAGCTTTATCTAATTTTGATATAGAAGATCAAACTGAGGATTTCATAGATTTTAGAGAAGAAAATATTTATTTTACTGATTTTCAATTAAATTTTGGTAATAATCAATTAGTTATAGCTAATAATATAAAATTAGATGATGAAGATGAAAATAATTTATCTATTTTAATTAAATTATATGAACCTTTACCTCCTCAATTTGATTTACAATCACAACTTTATGTTGTTACAATTTTATCAAATCCTGAAGCATTTAAAGTAAATTATGTCCCCCAAATCCAAGATTTTACAGACTTTATTACTTTACAAGGTCCTAATTTTAATATTAATTATAAAAACGAAATAAATAATTCTTCACAAAATCTTTCAGAAAATGATATTTTATTAGGTAGTTCAACCTCATCTTATAATGAATTGCAAGGATTATTATCCCAATCTTCTATTAATATAAGTATAGACTATAACTATTATAATGAATTTATTCATTTTAGTTCAGCTCAAACCCGTTTAGAAAATTTTTATTATAAAGCAAGTTTATTAGAACAATATTCGGGTTCAATATATGAATTACAATCAACTTCTGGTTCATCTACATCTATTACTCTATTTAAAAATAAAATTAATTCTATTATTACTAATTTTGATGGTTATGATAAATTTTTATATTACCAATCAGGTTCTAAATCTTGGCCTAAAACTAATTTTACTAAACCTTATGAACTAGCTAAAACAGGAAGTACTGCTGTTAAACAGTGGTATGGAAGTTTAGTTGAATCTGATCCTTATTACGGTGGCCAGTTATATGATGCTTGGTATTTTGATAATCAAAACCCAGATGAACTTAAAAATTCAATCCCTGAATATTTAAGAGAAGACCCAGCAAACCAACCATATGATTTATTTATTGATATGGTTGCTCAATATTATGATAATGTTTGGGTATACACTAAAGATATTACACAAAAATATAATGCAGATAATAGATTAGATTTTGGGGTTAGTAAAGATTTAGTATCCGATGCTATTAAAGATTTTGGGGTTAAATTATATCAAAATAATTTTTCTAATCAAGAATTATACACAGCTTTCTTAGGAATGACTCCTAATGGTAGTTTATTCCCTTTCCCAGAAATAACAGGATCATTACCTGTCCCTACAGGAATGGAGTTTGTAAATACAATGATTTCAGCATCAAATGATGTAATATCAATGGATGATACTAATAAATCTCTATATAAAAGAATTTACCATAATATTCCTTATTTATTAAATAAAAAAGGCACTATTACGGGTTTAAAAGCTTTAATTACTACATTTGGTATTCCTGATACTATATTAAGAGTATCTGAATTTGGTGGTAAAGATAAAGTAAATATTAATGATTATGATTTATATTTTAATAATTTTAATTATTCATTTGATACTAGAAATAATAATTTTATAACTACTCCTTGGGGAGATAATACTATAGAACCAGGTATTAATGATAAATGGAAACCTAGTCCTAACTATGATGGTTTAGATTCTGGAGCTAATACGGTTCAATTTAGATTTAAAGCAGAAGAAATTACATCTGGAACCCCTCCTTATGGTTTAAGTAATGAAAGACAAACTTTATGGGATTTAACTAGTAATGGAAATGTTGGAATTAGTAGTCAACTATATTTAGAATATCGCGAATCAGGTTTATTAAGTAGTTCATTATATAATGGTTCTATACCTGACCCTAATTATAAAAATGGAAGATTAGTTTTTTTACCCGATTCATCAACCCCTTCAATAAGTGCTATTATAGAATTACCTTTTTTTAATGGGGGTTGGTGGTCTGTGCAAGTTAAAAGAATAAATTCCACTACATTTGTATTATCAGCAGGAAATAAAATATATAATGGTAATACAGGAACTTCAATAGGTTTTTATAATACCTCAAGTATTGAAGGAAATGTAAACTCATGGAATAGTTCTTATTTATCTAATTTTGCTAAAACCCATGAAGATGGAACTACCACTAACTACCCAGGTTTTTCTGGATCACTTCAAGAAATAAGATATTACACTACACCTATTAGTGAAAGTAGATTTAAAGATTATGTAATGAATCCTTTATCTTTTGAAGGTAATGGAATAAATGGATCCCCAGATCAATTAATATTTAGAGCATCATTAGGGGGTGAATTGTTAAAAGATATTACAACGGGTTCTAATACACCTACTTTATATGGTATAGGAATATATGGTAATTCTAATTATGGAAGTACCCCAGTTATAGGTAGTAGTACTACAATAGAACAAATGTCTACTTCTTCAATCCATCCTAAAGTAACAGGATCTTGGGTTGCTACTTCTTCATTTATGAGTGGAGATAGTTCTTTTACTTATAATGTATCCCTTAACCCATTATCTAATACAGAAACTTTCTTTTTAGATCAACCTGCAGTAGGTATAAAAAATAGAATTACAGATAAAATAAGGTGGGAAGATAATAATCTTCCTGGAAATACTTTATCTCAATATCGAAAAATATCTCAAACAACGGAAGCAAGTGCATCATATTCTGAAAATATAAATTATTTAGAAGTAGCATTTTCCCCACAAAACCAAATTAATGATGATATTATAGGACAATTAGGTCATTTTAATATTGGTGATTATATAGGTGACCCTAGACAAAGATCATCTAGGTCTATAATTTATCCGGATTTAAATAATTTAAGTGAAGAGTATTTTAAAAAATATATTAAACAATATGATTTAGTAGATTTTGTTAGATTAATAAAATTCTTTGATAATTCATTATTTAAAATGATAAAAGATTTTATACCTGCAAGAACTAGTTTAGCATCAGGTTTAGTAGTAAAACAACATTTATTAGAAAGAAATAAATACCCTCAACCACAAGTATCATACTCGGAAGAAGATTTAACTGGTTGTATTAAGTCTCATAAAATATGGAATACTGCTTCTCAAGAAACTGAAATATCTTGTTCTAGAATAGTAACAACAGAGGGAGGGCCTGCTGGCATGTTTAATCCTTTTAATAATGATTATATTTTAAATATAAGTAGTTCTACTATAACCACAGAATTTAATTATCAAGCTACAGTAACAAATATTGTCTTACCTATAGAAGAAAATACATTTATCTCATTTGGTGGGGGTACAATTAATACCTTAGCCCCAAATTTAGAATGGTTTGAAAGATTTATAAGTGCATCTTATGATGGTAATCCAAATCTTTGGGTGGATTTAACAGGTAATGGGGTTCCAATTGTTACTCCTTTTTTCTCTGGTTCATCTTTTACCTCAGTAAAAAGAGCTCGAGTTGCCGATATAGATTTAATTAACAATAAAATAAATTTAGCCAGTGGGTATAGCATAAGTACCACGGGACAAGATGGTTTTCAATTTTCTTTTTACTCATCATCGATAGGAAATTCTACTAGTTTTTTCTCTTCATCCCAAGAAATAGTACCTAATGATTTTTATTATTATAATACACCTCCTCAATTTAATATTACTCAAAGTTTTCCGGTTACTACCCCTTCATTATCTGGATCAGTAACTAGAATACATAGATCACAAGATGAATTTTATAATGGTGAATTTAGTGGTTCTACTTTAATAGTAACTAATGGTGAATTAAATGAAGATTGTGAACAGTTTAAATCTATTAGTACTAAAGGTGGAGACTACAGAATAAGATCGTATAATTCAGTAGATGATGTTTTTGGAAGTTTTATATCTACAAATAACCTTCCATTAAATGGATATATACAAACCTGGTTTCAAGATGATAGTTCAAATACTCCACTTCCACCTCCAAACCCAACTGTATTATCAACTAGTAATTAAAATATTTATATAGAATGGCAGGAGATTTATTATATATTAAAGTAGCTCGAACAGATGGAAATGGTAATGATTTAACTGATACCCTAGAAACCTTATCTAATATTACGTTACCCTCAGGATCAAGTTTTAATACTTACACTATAAACAGTGCAACTAGAACTAATGATTATTATTTATACTATGTTACTGCTCCTGATAGAAAAGATATAGATAATGTAGATAAATCAGATTTACTTTATTCTTTTTCAGGTTCTTATAATACTAATATATCCTTAAATAATATTAATTCATTACTACCTATAGTAACTTCATCTGTAGATAATTTAAATTTCTTTATCCCTGCGGGTACTACTAGTAGTTTAGGATACCCTAGAAATATAGGATCATATAAAATACCAACACTACCTAATAAAAATTTAGATATTAGAATTTCTTCTAGTATACAATTTCTTGTAGAAGGATCAAGATCTACTACAACAGATGTAACAGCTTCAATAAGAATTTTATCAACTCCTTTTGTTACTAATAATCCTCAAAACCCAACAGTTTTAGCAGAACAAGTATTAACTCAATCGGCTCAAGATTTAGATGGTACTGATTTATTATTTACGGGTTCATATGATTTATCAACCACAGTAAATAGAGGATCTTTTATCCCAGGACATTATATTTATTTAGATGCAAAAGTTACAGCAAGAAATTCAGGGGTAAATGTACCTACATTTTTTAATGATGGAAAATTTACAAATGGTATTATTGAAATAACTTCTTCTGCTGCTATAAATAATTTTAAAACTATAGTAATAGAACCATTTTTAACTTCTCCCTTTGAAGGAACTGATTGTGATGTACTATATGGAAATGCTTCTCAACCTGTTTTTAATCCTTTTTTACAAGATATAGATTATGGAAATGGTCAAATTATTCCTATAAATAATGAAGCTATTATAAGTGGCTCTGCTACTAAAGGAACAGTCCCCGAATCTTATTATACAGCTTTATCTAGTGTTATTTTAAAATATAATGGTTCTAAAATCCAATCTCAAAAATATAACATTTTTACAGAACCTTTAGAAAAAACAGATTTTGACCAACCCTTTAACATAGGAACATATGGAAGAACTCCTTCTATAAGTGTTAATCAATCTTTAGTTGGATTTGTAAATTTTATTAGAGACTTAACTCCTTTAATAGATGGTGTTGTACAAGCGGAAATTAAATATTTAATTAATAGTCAAGGAGATGCTGTATCTCCAAATTTATCTGATATTACTATACTTGATTCTCAACATAATTTTACAGATGGAGGTGATTTAGAAGTTTCATTAATTGAACCCCCTTCTGGATCAGGTATGCAAGTTTTAAATGGAATAAAACGTATACTAAAAGGAGGATATAGAGTAGAACCTATTTTATTCACTCAAGTAGTTGCAAATCAATCCCAACCAGAATCAATTATATTTGAAACAAGTATAAGTAACCCAGTTCAAGATCTTAGAAATGAGGTATCTCTTGATAATATTATTACATATAATTTCAATACAATTACTACCGTTTTATTTAATAATGTACAAACAACTCTACCTGGAAGTGCTTTATATAATAGTGCAACAGGAAAATATACAATAAATGCAACTGCTGAAGCAAGTGGGGTTACATTAGTAATGTCAACCCAAATAAGAGGATATATGGATGGCCCTTATGCCCCATCAAATGTAATAGGCCCAGCTAAAGTTTCACTTGTACAAAAAAGAGGAAGCGTAGAAACTAAACTACAAACTGTAGATTGGAATCCTGGATTTATTGGAATATCAGATCCTGCTACTAATGAATATTCTCCCCTTATTAATATAGCACTAGAATCAGGACAGTATTTAGATGGAGATGAATATTTTGTAACAATGGATACTACTAACTTTACTAGTTACTTATATAAGGTAATAACAATAGTGTCATTATCAACTCAATATGGTACTAGTGATGGGAATTTTGATATTAGTCAAATCCCATCAACAGTAAATATTTCACCGGTTCCAGCAGCAGCTATGCCTATTTGGGGAGTTGATTCAAGCAATAGAACAATAATTACATCTTCTATCATAGAAATTAACCAATCTTATGGTTTTTTAAAACAAAAAAGAATAATCTCTTCCTCTTTTACTGCTAGCGGAACCCCAGCATTAACAGATGAAACCCAACAACTTTTCACAGTTAAACCTGGAGATGAAATTAAATTTGAAGGTCAAGAAAGTAAAGTTTTTACAGTAGTTAATGTACAATCTCCAAGTCAATCTCCAACAAGTGAATTATTGGTAGAATTAGATAGAGAAGTGTCTCCTGCAATTGATTTAAATCTTTTTCTTTTAAGGAGGTTTGAACCTGATGGATCTTCAGTTATATTTAACCAAATAAAGCCACCAGGGCCATCTGGAACAGCTTTTATTAAACCTAGATTTACAACTGAGGCTCTAAATAAGGATGTAGATCAGTTTATACAAGATTTAAAAAGTAAAAATTTATTAACTTAATAAAAACATTAAAAACACATATTTATACACATATAATTAAACACAAATGGGATATTTAAATAATCAAGTAGTAACAGTTGATGCTATTTTAACAACAAAAGGTAGAGAATTATTAGCAAGAAATGATGGTTCTTTTAGAATAACACAATTTGCATTAGCAGATGATGAAATAGACTATACATTGTATAATCCTAATAACCCCTCAGGTTCTGCATTTTATGGAGAAGCATTAGATAATATGCCTTTATTAGAGGCTTTTGCAGATGATTCTCAAACAATGAAATATAAATTAGCTACATTACCAAGAGGTACAGCAGTTTTACCAGTATTAGATTTAGGATTTTCAGCTATAACATTAAGACAAGGGGCTTCTTTATCATTAACTCCTCAAACATTAAATTATTTAGGTAATGCTACAGCTTTTGAAACATCAGGATATACAGCCACAATAGCAGATATTAGAACAATGGCTACTTTTAATGGGGTAGGAATTCAAAGCCAAGCTGCAACAACTCAAAATGCTACTTCAACACAAACTTTAGGAACAAATATATCTTCAACAGTAATAGGATCTCAAATTAACTTAAGAGCAACTACTATTAATACTTTATTTGGATCTAACACCCAATTATCGACAACATTAACCGTAGTAGGATTGGATAGTGGAGCTAGAATTACTATTCCTATAACTATTACTAAAGCAACAACATTATAAAAATTAAAAAATGGGATTTAAAAGATTAGACGCCGAAGATTTTGTAGTTAGTGCTGATGCAGTACAATCTACAGCATGGTCAACAGATACAGCTACATTAAGTACATTTTTTACTTCCTCAGTGCAAGCTGCAGGAACCTCAGGAAACTA